TGTAACACCCGTGGAAAGCGGCAGGCCTGTCGCATTAACCAAGGAGATGACTGAAGGCGTTCCAAGGTCTGGCGTAACCAAAACGGGCGAGGTGCTGAGAACGACACTACCCGAGCCTGTCGTCGAGTAGGACGTGCCCCAAGCGCTTCCAGTGGAGTTGGGAATACCAGCGCCAGGGTAGACCATCCCGGAGGCTGCTACGGCCCATTTAACGCCTGTGGCGGTCGATGAGTCAGCCGTTAAGACATAGCCATTTGTGCCGACAGCAAGACGGTTAGATGAGTTAACGCCATCACCGACGATGATGTCGCCCTTAGCAATGATGGGCGAGAGCGCATTGAAGGCAGACGATGCTGTTGTCTGACCAGTACCGCCGTTAGCAATAGGTACAGCGCCAGAGATTGAGATGGTAGGCGTCGTGCCGCCACTAGACGCCAATGGCGCCGTAGCGTTAACCGCGGTGACCGTACCAGCACCTGCAGTTGCAGAGATCGTGATCCCGCCTGAGGTGTTTGTGATTGCGATGTTCGTGCCAGCCGTGATGTTAGCGACCGTGTAATTGCCTGCCGAGTTACCGATCAGGATCTGGCCATTCGTGGGAGTCGATGTCGTGCCCGTACCGCCATAGCCGACCTCTAAGGACCCACCCATCGTGATGGTGCCGTTAGAGATGATCGGACCGCCCGTGAAGGTCAGTCCTGTGGTGCCTCCAGAGACATTAACCGACGTGACTGTGCCTGTTCCTGCGCCTGTGACAAGAGGTCCCCAAAGGCCGTTTGAGTAGCCTTCAAAGACGTTGCTTGTCGTGTTGTAGCGGATTGTTCCGTTTGTTGCTGATACAGCACGTTCCGCGGTGGTTCCTGAAGGGACGACCACGCCGGCAACACCGGGGAGCACGGGGTTAGAGGCAAGACTAATCGTTGGGTTGCCCGCATTGCCATTTCCATTCGTGACAGCGATCTGGTTAGCGGTGCCTGTAATCGTGAGGAGTTGAGCACTTCCAGCAAGATCTCTTCCGACTAAACCGGCGCCTGAGGTAAGGTTTGCGACGTTCAGCAAGAAGCCTGTCACTGACAGGGTTGGATTGCCTGCAACGCCATCAGCGTTAGTAATTGATAAGCCATTGCCAGAGACGGCCACAGAGCGGCTTAAGACTGTCGTGCCGTTCTTAACGATGATGCCGTCTGATGCTGCAACAAAGGCAGCCAGGACCCCTGCTAGGTTGATTGTCAGTGGGTTCTGTGCGCCACCATCGGTAAGCGATAGGCCTGAACCAACCTGCAGATAACGGCTGTTAGCAAGGCCTGCTTGCTGTGTGGCCGTCAGGAAAGTGAAATTCAGAATGGGGACAGCAGCGATTGCCCCAGTCGTGGTTTGTACGGTCGTACCGTTTTGACTGATAGGCACCGACTCGTTGCCGGTTAGCGCGGCTGCGTTGGGTAGTTCCGTAATTCGCAGATTAGGCATATCAGTCTTCCAGGCCGTCGATGTTGCCGTTCACAGGGACATGGCCCTGCTCAGGCGAGATGATAGACGTGTTATACGGATTTGTAATCAGCGCATCGTGCGTAACCTCGAGCGGCGTATCAGGACGCGGGAAACGCAGCGTAATGCGCTCAGTTTGCCGAGCAGGCAATCGATAGGGGTCGTACTGATCCTTGCATCCTTGGTCGCAAACCATCAGCCCAGGGTAGTTCGGGTCCGAAGAAAGCTGCACATAAGCCCTCTTCATGCTGCAGCGACCGCATATAGCGATCGACAGGACCGTGTTGCCATGAGTGTCAAGGAATCTAGGCATTATCGGGTGTACATCGCTATGTTCGGCGCGAAGTAGATAGGCGACCTGTCGCGCTCTTCCTGCTCAGCGTCATAAAGGGCCTTCTCGGCGTACTTTTCAAGCAAAAGGATGCGGTTTTCCTGCACGTCAGGAAGCTCAAGGCTCATTGCGTGGGCAAGCATGGCTTGAATGGCCGGAAACCAGCGCTGAGGAACCTCAATAGAGTCCTTTAAGGCGCCTACATCCTCGATCTGGCGCTGTCTCCAGCAGACCATCTGCACAAAACTGTTGTTTGGGACCGGCCACAAGTAGATCTGAGGGTCTAATTTGCGGTCAAACCAGAACTGCAGGGGCTGATTGCTTGGAAAGTTGCGGTTTGGCAGGTTCGTGTAGTCGTCTTGGTTGAGTCTGGCCATCGGAATATCCGTGACAGTGGTCCCAAAGTAGACCTCACGCATAACCAGAGTGCCCGAAACGGCTCTTACTCGATAGTATGAGACCGACACCCCAGGCTCAATCGTGAACCATGTCCACTCGTTATCCACCAAAAGCGTCGAGCCAGGGTTCTTAAGCGTACTCCAGGTCGATCCGTTGACCGAATACTCGATGATCAGGTTAACTGTCGAGGTGGCTCCAGGCAGAAGGCCTACCATCGTGACGTAGGTGTCGCCCGTGTACTGAATGGCAATGTTCCCGCCTGGGGAAGTCTGCGTGCAAATGGTCTCGGTATTCTCATCAAAAGCGTTGGAGACCGTTCCGCCAGCAGAAGAGGTATAAGAACCCGAGGGCCTCATCGTCTTTCTGTAAAGCACATTGCGCACGTCCACGGTCCCAACGGGAAGGTCGTAGATGTACTGCAAGGCTTTCATGCCGATGATCGTCTGCTCGACGCACCAGAACTGAATCCCGCGGTTTGCGAGGTTTGATAGCAGATAGTACAGGTTCTGCTTGGACGCATTAACCTGCTCGACCGTTAGCTCTTCAGCGACCTTACCGCTTCGCCGTGCTCCGTGATCGATGAGGCTTTGCGTCGTAATGACTGTCTGGCCTACCGTCCCCGATGTGGTCATCTCTACCCCTTAGCATTTCCAGCGCCGCAAAGACGCTTTAGCGCGTTCTGCAGGGCCTTTAGCATTATCAACGACCCCTTGCATCCTGGCGCAGAAAGAGCGCTTCCTAGCGCCTCCTTCGGGCTGCGGAGCCTTTAGGTTTGATCCTGTTTCTCGGTTGTATTTCGCTCGGCCTTTGGCGGTAAGACCCGCGCCTTGAGAGACCGGAAGCTTCTCGCCGCGGCCAACCGCAAGGCTCGGACCGCCCTCTTTAAGTCGTTCAGGAAGCTTTTCATAGGATTTCTTTCCGACGTTTGATTTGGTGTACTCAGACCCTACGCTCGGCTTGATACCGACCTTCTTAGCGAACGAGGGGTTATGGGCCACCGCCTGCATCAGGCGGAACTGTTCTTTGGACTTGGCAGGCATTTAGGCCACCTGTCCCATGGTAGCGATAACAGAAGGTATCGCAGGGTAAGCCGGTGATACGCTGGCAGGCAAAGCTTCCATCGTCAGGGTTGCGACGGTTGGAAGCCATACGATCTGAACGTATTGAGCCGCGGTGAGCGATAGGAAGATATTCCAGGCTGCAACGCCATAACCAAAGATGCCCGCAGACTTTCTTGCGGGAATCGTGATTTGAGTGGCTGAGTTTGCAAGGTCAGAGCCATTGATCCGGAACCAGATCGTGACGTCTTCCTGCGTGTTTTCAATGTTCTTAAACTGCGCACTGAACTGCAGGTTATAGATGCCCGTATTGGGAGCCGTCAGACGGCTACCGCTAACAAGCGTGACGCCATCAGCAACATCTGTTGCGCTGAAGGTCATAACCGTGCCTGCAGAGATGCTGCCTGTCTGATCCAGAGAGCTACTGAAGGCGCCGTAGGCTGCGTCGTAGGCCCTGATGGAGTCAAGCGTGGCTTTGACGTTGGCACCGCCTTGGACCAGAGGCACTAGCTCCGCACCCGTAAGGGTAGCGGCTGATGGCATTGCGGAAATCTTCTGATCAGCCAATTTGACCTCCAACCTTATTACTTAAAGCCCGTTCAATCGACCAACCATAGCAGTACAAGCGCTGCCTTACAGTGCTTGATTTGATGCCTGATTGCTCAATCCATTCTGACAGCGTTTTGGTTACGCCATCAATAGTAAAAAACTTGCTACTGCGTCGATTGTTAGCCTGATCTTTTTTTGTTGCCCATCGACAGTTTTCCGGGTTGTAACCCAGGGAGTTGTCGATTCTGTCTATTGAAAGGCCTGGAAAATATCCATCCTTCATATCTTGATAGAAGCAATCAAATGAGTGCCATTTGTCGCAAACTTGTATACCTCGACCTCCGTACCGAAAATACTCGGTATGTTCCGGATTGGTAGTTCGATGGATCATGCCGTACCAAATATTCCTAATCTTGTACCAATTTTGATCTCGATCAGCCATTAGGAGGCCTCCAGTACGATCTTGCTGTCATCTTCCTGAAGGACGTACCCCGGGGTTGCCTCATCAAGAATATAGAAGGTGGTTGTAGGAACTGCGCCATACATATCGACCACGCCGTTATCGCCAACGTCCAGGCCCCAGTCTGTGCCGCCAATGACGTTTTGAGCCCCTACGCCACGAGCGAACCCGTCTGACGTATTGGCTTGATTAGCAACGCCGGTGTAGCCGACGATGCCCATCAGATACCCGCTTGGATGAGATTAAGCGTGGCAGTGCCCGATCCTGAGTTCACCAGGACCTTAATGCCAGTCACTGGGAAGGCATAGTTGCCATCAGCGTTGGCTGCCTGCGAGGCCACGGTTGGATGCGAGAACCAAGTCGAGAATCCCACAGCGGGATCGTCGAAAGTGTGCTGAACGGTATAGTTGACCGTGCCAGTCACTGTGACACCAAACCCGACGTTAAACGGGCTGATGTTGGTATTCATGACCAGAGCGCTACTCGAGCCAGTCCCTGTCTTTGAAACGGATTGAACTTTCACGTCAGTCCCCAGTTAGAAGCAGGGGCCGAAGCCCCCACTATTTAGCACGCGCCGCCGTAGGCCTTCTTAGCAATCCGACCGCCCTTTTTATGGGTGTCAGCAAGCTTCGTAATGTACGGAGGTTTGGTAGCAGGCACCTTCGGGTACTTCACTGCCTTACCGTCGTCCTGAAGTCCGCCATTCTTGAACTTCTGGATAACGCCACCGGTCGCATACTTCTCAATCACGCCACCAGTCTTGTAAGCAGCTACACCGCCCGATTTGAGACCTTTATGCGCTTTAGAAGCAGGCTTGTCCTCATGGGACTTGAGTTCCTTCTTGATGCCTTTCATCTCGGCCATCTCGGCCTTGTGCATCGACTTGGACTCAACTTCGCCGCCCTTCTTGCGCATCATTGGACCGCGCATACCGCCTTTAGGCACGGTCATCTTGGGAGCAATACCGCGACGTGCAGCCATCGGAATACCGCGCTCCGAAGGTGCTGCAGCCTCAGGCATACCGCCCATTGCTTTGCGTTGAACATGGCCACCCTTCTTCAGCTTCAACTCCACTGAAGGCTCGGTGGTCATCATTTTCACCATTGGCTTGAACTGACCCATGATCCGCTCCTTATGCGAACGACTTGTAGACGATCGTCACACGAGCAGCCCCGGCGGATGCCGCGGTACCGGTCTGGCTATAGGTCACGGTTGCATAGTCAACGTCACTTGTGCCGACGTTAGCCCAGGCGCTGTAAACACCGGTCGTAGCGACCGAAATGCGGCCAGCAGAGCCAACGGAAGTCGAAGCGACATAAGCAGCAGCCGATCCCGTCTTGCCTACCGTGACCGTGTTAGTCGAGGCGGCATTGAAGGCAGTCGTCACGTCGATGTTGATGTCAACGATCTGAGCGCCTGCGGGGAGCGTGCCAATGGTGACAGCGCCGGTATCTGTGTAAGCGATCGTTGCTGTGATCGCTGACAGTACACCTGCTGCATTTGTCACACTGTTGTTGTACGCCATTTTTCTCTCCTATGAGGAGAGGGGCCGAAGCCCCTCGCCGGTTTAGACGCCAGGAGTACCGTACATGGCAC